TGATGCACGCGTAATTGTGTATGCCTTAATCAAATCGCGAGGCGTTAAACCTTCACGAGAAGCGCGCTCTGCAGTGCGATCCATAAAATCGCCGAACGCATTAACGTGAGAAGGAATTTCAGAAAGGCCAAGATCGCCCTTAACATCTTCAAGCGGACGCCAATTCCATTCTGAAATATTAGCACTCTCAGGATCTTTAAATTCTGTTTTGCTAGCAGCAACGCGGGCGGCAGGCTTCACATCACGGGCTAATCCAAGAACGTCTTTCATTGCATTGCATCCTTCAATTGTGCCCGTAACTCTGTGCGTTGACGCTTCCAAAAGCCGCGTTTGATCTTCTTCAACGCATTCGTGTTATGCAAATAGCAATACAATCTCCGCGCGACGCGGCTGAACGCATCATACTCTGCGCCGCCTTTCATCTTTTCGCGGTGGCCCATCATTGCGGGTTCTTTCCTGTGATGGCTGGGATCACATTGCCAAGAATGTCTCTAACAATCGCTGTGCTTTCAGGATGCACGGCGAGGTTCTGCGCCAGATCAATCATCTGAATGCGCTCTTTCGCGAGCATCTCTTGCTCTTTCACCGAGCTATCAAGCTGATCTTTCCTCATGTTTGCCGAAAGCCCGGCCGCCTTGATCTTGGTATCCATCAACTTCGCGTCGGCAAGCTGCTTCTTGATCGCGATTTCCGCCGCCTCCATCTCGGAAGGCTGCTCTTGGCCTTCTGGTAAAGCGTCTTGCTGCATCTTCGCAGCGTCGACCATCATCTTGCCCTTCGCCACCATCGAGCGCGTGTCAGCATCTTGCTTCTTGATCTGAAGCTCTGCCATCGCGCGTTGTAATTCAGGCGGAGGAGCGCCTTGTGCATTCGCAGGGATCATAAACTGCTCTGGGTTCGACCAGCCGACTGCTTGCAGAGCTGCTGTGTCGATCGCAATCGGATCATACATCGACGGGTTCGAAGCTTGGATCTGCTTGAGCGCAACTACCTTCATCAAACGCTGCGTTTGCGATGCCGTGTTTGGATCTGCTTGCGGCACAAGATCTGCCTGATCAAGCGCGCGCTGGAACGTCTCTTCATCCCACGGGCGCGCAGGGCGGCGGTTCTGCTGCCAGAAAGCTTCTGGGTTTTCTTTGAAGCACCGAACAAGCAAAGCAAACTCTTCTGCTTGCGCCGCATGCATACGCTTATGCACTGCGTTCAACACTTTCGTCGCCTGATCAATCAACGCGATCGTCGTGCCCACTGGCGCATCGGATCTGCCTTCTCCCACTGCCATCTCGGCTGTGCCACCGACGCGCATACCTGTTTGGTTGATGTTATCGACCAATGACATCAAGCCGCCGCCAACATCCTTGTATGGCAAAGGCATCACGGCTTGATTGATCGGCATGCCGCCTGTCTTCACAAGCGCGCCACCACCGGGAGGCACGCGGAAGATGTTTGTGTTCTGACGTGCGCCTGTATCCGCATACAGAAAGCCGGGGAAGTTGGCATACATCCCAGCATCGAGCATTTCACGCCAAGCGGCCGTGAGCGCGTTGGTGGTGTTGCCGAGAATGTGAAGCAGGCCAATATCATAAAAGCCCATGCCCGGCACGAACGTGTACTTGACGAAGTTGACGCGCGCTTCTGGAAGATCTCTGGTCTCTTCATCGTAATTCCTCACGATCGACAAGATCTCTTTCGACGATACATCGATCGTCACGCGATAAGGGATCTCGAGCCCAGTCTCTTTGCCTTTGCGCTTGTGCTCAAAGCCCTTGATGTTGAGCTCGCAATAGCATTCGTAGATCTCGCGATCACGATCCTCTGGGTTCATGCTGTCTTGCGCAATGCCCTGTTGCTCGTTCTTCGCGCGCTGCACGGCATCAAGGTTTGCTTGATTAGGCGTTGATAGATCCACATCGCGATAGACGCCGAGAATCTGCATGCGCTTCACGGTTGACGGCCGCATGAAGATGCGATGCGTGACGCGCTTTGCGTTGCTCAGATCGGTCGCAGAGTTGTTAACGATGAGGTCGTCTGCATCGACGGATTCTGAAACGGGTCGGTTGCGGAGCGGGCAATTGTATACCTTCTTGAAGGCAGTACCACCAAAACCAAGCATGAGTAGCATCCGATCGGTGTCGGGATAGTATTCTTTTGCGGTGCTGGTGAGGTAATGATTAAGATCGTTTTCAAGATCATTTGCCAGCTGATCCGACTCAAGCGTTGCGTTGTTATTGTCCTCGCGGATCTTTACAGGCCCATCAGTCGGGAGCAGCTCGCTTCTTGCGTTAGCTTGGAAGCGGAGCACCGCTTCAAGCAGGAGAGGGTGCCGTACACGCGACATGCCTTCCACGGGCGCTCCATCTGCCGCCCCAGCAAGTCCGGGGACTTCAAGCTTAAGTCCGAGGAGCTTGATACCTTGGGCCCGATCATCGATCCATTCTTTTCGGGAGCTAAGGTCATCTTCAATGCCTTTGATGAGGTCGTTAGCGATTTGGCTCAATTCAAATTGATCGATGTCTTCGACGAGGTTGTCGAACCAGCTGCGGTTGTGGCCCAAGCCTGCGGCCTTCTCGAGGGGCGAGCCATCAAGGGTGAGCGTGATCGAGCCGTCTGGGCTCTCGATGGTCAGGATGTTGCCCTGCTCGTCCATTCCTTCGGTCGGTGCCTCGTCGGCCATCTCGACCTGAAGATCGTCGAGGTCTGGCTGCTCTGGCTGGTCATCTTCGAGGCGAAGGTTATGGGGTACGAGGGGCATGGGTTATATCCCGTAAAGCGGTTGAGGCGGGGCACCTTTGTGCTGCCGCCCGAGATCGTATTCTTCCTGCACCTCTTCCGCCCGTTGGACGAGGCTTGTTCGCCGCAAGTATCGCATAGCCATGCTCACTGTGTCCACTAGGTCGTCATGCTTGGCCTTCGGAAACTTGGTGCATTGGTCGATCACCTCATCAACCCAGCTCTTGTCAGGGGCATAGACAAGCCCTTCCTCGAACAGGTGCTGGATCGAGTACAGGCGGCTGGTCTTGTCAATCGACCCCGGGTTGTCGAGCTGGACGGCGAAGGCCTTGTTGGCGAACAGGCGTCGAAGCTCGGTCGAGACGGGGATGCCTGCCGCTTTGTCTTCGACTAGAACCCGATCGACCTGAAAGCGGCTGCAGGTTTGGCCGATCTTCTGGACAAGGTCTGCGAAGGCAAGCCTCTCCTGCCATGCGTAGATCAGCATGACCTTCGGGTGCGGCTGCTTATAGACGCGCTCGATCGCGTATGACGTGCCAGCCTTCTGGGCCTCCGCCACGGGATCCTCTGAGAAGACGCCCCAGACCGACATAGCCGAGTAATCGTTTTCGGTCTTCTCGGTGTAGGCTGTGTCGACGGCCGCGATGATCGTATCGAATTGAGGGAAGCCAGACGGATTGTCCCACAACTGCCACCATTGGCGCTTGATGATCCCGCCATCGTCTGGGGTCGGCGTCTGCTGAAACTGGCCAGAGACGGCATAGCTGCCCATGATCTTCTTGTCGCGCTCGACAACGTGCCGAGGGAAGCGATCGGGGAAGTACAGCTCGCCGCGTTCGGTGCGCGGATCTTCCCATCCGAGCATGGTTGGAGCCGCTCGATCAGGATCGTATTCCATTGGTATCATGATGTGATCGTATTCGTCCGCCTGTTTCTCGAGGATGATCCCAGAAGGATCTTCTTCGTGCAGACGCTGCATGATCACCACGATGGCGCTCTTGTCGGGGTTGTTCAGACGGGTCGGGACGGCCTGCTCGAACCACTCTGCCACGCTGGCGCGCACGGCTTCGGAGTTGGCATCGTCCACCGACAAGGGATCGTCGATGATCACCCGATCGCCGCGGGCACCCGTGATCGATCCTGCAGCCACCGCTTGGCGGAAGCCTGTGCGGGTATTTTCAAACTTGGTCTTTGCGTTCTGGTCGCCCGTGAGCTCGACGATGTCGCCCCACCGATCCTGATACCACTTGGACTGAATCAGGCGTCGCATTTTGGTGCTGTCGCGCGTTGCGAGGTCCATCGAGTGCGAGGCGCAGACGTAGCGCATCGAGGGCATGCGGCGCGGGCCCCATTCCCATGCAGGCCAGAAGACGTTCGTGATCAGGCTCTTCATCGCGCCCGGTGGCACGTTGATCAGGAGGCGGTTGTAGTACCGCTCGTCATCGATCATGACGCCCTTCGTGATTGCCTCGAGATGGGCGGCGAGCAGATCGATGTGCCAGTTGTGTTTGTACTCTTGCCCCGGCTCTACCACGGGCCACGCGAGCTGAATAAACTTCACGAAGGATCTTGGGCAGTCATACTGGTCGAGGGCGATCAGCTGCGCGTCTGCATCGATCAGGCTGCCATCTGGCGCTTCGACGTAAACCGTCACTCTTCGTCCTCGTCATCCTCAAAGGGCTGATCTGTGCTTGTGTTTGCCCTTGCCACGGCCGACATTGCGTAACGCAGGGCATCGCGCGCATCGCCGTCCATGCTCGATGGATCGATCACCGTCGTCTGCGTCTGGATCGGGCCACCATCCTTGCCAGTGATCTCGAGAGCGCGCTTCATCTCGCCATACTCTTCGCGGTGCTGAGAGCCGACCATCATCTTCCAAAGAGAGGAATTGAATTTCGCGTTGCCCATGTTTTTCTGCGCTTGGTCTTCCCACCACGCGAGAGATTCAGCACGCGCGCGCGTGAGGGCTAGGGCAAATTCTTCGTGCTTTGCCGCCCAATCATGCAGAGAAGCTTTATCAACATCGCACGCAAGCGCCATCTTCGTGAGAGATCCACCAAGCTTGCCGACCTTAATAACCTTCTCGCAATATTCAGGCTTGTATTTCGTCGGCCGACCGCCAGCCATGAGAAATCCCTCCAAAAGCAGCCAGATAATAGGCATGATCGACCAAAAGCGCAAACAGACGGATAGATATTTTACATATCAAAAGCTCTCTAACAACTAACCCATTGATTTTCTTTGATTTATTTATAAATATAAAAGATATATAAATATAATATAATATAATTCTCTCTCTTCTGCATCCCTCAAACAGGCTCCATGTCTATGTTCATATCTCTAATCATTTCTCTCTGACTCTATTTGTCTCTATAGAGACTAAGTATTCGAATATAACTTTTTAAAAAAAATCATTGCATTTCATGCACATAATAAATTACAAAAATCTAACCGTCCTACTATCTATTCATTGGAGGAAGCATGGATAAGCTCGAAAAGGCCAAAGAACGGCTCAAGAAGGCGATTGAACGTCGCATGGCACGCAGCGAGAAGCTCATCTGGAAGGGTGTTGAGCAGCGCAAGGACACGCCGATCAAATGGCAATACCGCCCGAATGCATCGAGCCAGCAATGGCCGTTCAGGTTTATGTTGGTCGGGCAGCAAGCTGAGTTTGATCGATCGATCGCAAAAAAGGTGAGGAGCGCGGCAGCTGCATACGCTCACAACACCAAGATGCCATCTTATGGCTCGCCACGTAAGGCATTCAAATGCTGGGACACGGGGGCAATATTTGTGGTTCAGCGGATCTTATGATCCGCCGAACATCTCCTTCATAAAGTCATCGACAGAGCCGCCATAGGACGGACGTAGAGCCCATCTTCCTGACTGCGGTATGAAGATTTTCCCCTCGCGGTGGAGATCGCCAGAAGTCATGGCAAGCTCGCTCCACCGCTCCCCAGCATCATCCTCGCGGAGGATCCAGATC